TGCTGTTGAACAGCTGTTGTAATACTTGGTATACCCGCTTGTCTAGATAAGTCTGTTAGATATGTTTTCTGTGCTGCTTCTATAAACTCTGGTGGTAATACTCTTGATTCTGTAACACCGCCTTCTTGATAGCCTGCTCTGCCGCCTGATGCAAATAAACTAACACCTAGTTCCTCTGCTAAAAATTTTAATTGTCTTTTTTCTGAGTCTGTTTGTGCTTCTTGAAATAATCTTGGAATTATAGTTTTATAGTAAAACTGTTTAGTTTCTTCATCTACTTTACCATCCATATCACCCATTAAAGCGTTTAAAATATTTTGATCTTCAGATATTCCTGGTATTAAAGGTATGTCTAATTTTTCTATTCTAGTTGTTTTTACTTCACCCTCTTTAGGCATGTCACCCATGACACCACCCAATACTTTTCCAATGTTACCTAAAATACCTTTTGGTAAACTCATTAATCCTGTTTGATTTTCTTCTGCCATTATACTACTCTTTTCTCCAATTTTTTCATGGTATCATACATTCTTTGTGCTCCTTTTTCAATGCTGCCGTTGCCTGCTCCTCGAACCGCGTCTGCTGTAAATACAAACTCGTTCTTAGATAACATGGCAGGTACATCATCTGCTTTTTCTTTAATACCCACAGGCACAAATCCACCCTTGTCTCTGTAGTCTCGTTCCATGACTCCAGCTTTATTAGTTGTCATGACACCTGTTGGCATGCCACCGCCTGCTAGCATAGATAAACTTTTTTCTTTGCTATCATCTATTCTAGCAATAGGTCCAGAAGTTCTTTTAAAAGGTGGTTGTCCTATAGATTCTAAATACTGATTAAAAGCAGCAGCTTGTGCACTGTTACTAAATGTAAGTGGTGTTCCATCTGGTAATACTCCATCAATCATGACTTGTAAACCTGGTCCCATTCCAGCATCTGGATTTTCTTGTCTATACTTTGCATAACCTTCAAGTATCTGTTGATCTGTCATAGGTTCTACGGGTAGAGTTGGCATTATCGGTTTTATCAATTCTTCTATCGGTGTATCTGGATCTGGTTCTATTGGTAATTTTGTTATAGGACCTATTGTTCCTTCTTCTGGTATAATTTTTTTAGGTGGATCTGCAGGGCCTACTATTTTTTCATATAAGTCTACTATATCAACTGGTTTAGTAACTACTCTTGGTGGTGTTGATGGTTGTTCAGGTGCAGGGCCTACTACTTTTTCATATAAATCTGGTAGCAATCTATCTATGCCACCTGGTCCTGGGTCTACAGGTATAACTTTTTTAGGCTCTTCTGGTTGTATTGGTTTTGGTTCTACTGGTAGCATAGGTGGTAATGTTATTGGAGGTAAGGTTCCTTCATCGGGTTTTACTATAGGTGCAGGCGGAACCACGGGTTCTATAAAACCCGGTATATTTTTTCTAGCTTGTCTAAACTGTTGTGCTACTGCTGCTTGGTTAGCTAAATTACGTCTTATGTTTTCTGCGAGTGTATTAGCCATGGTAATACCACCAGTTTGATAACTAGCTCTACCACCCTCTTTTTTATTAACTCTATCAATAAGTGCTTTCTTTTGTTCATCAGTCATGGACGAATATTCTTTGTCAAATTTAAAATAATTATCAAAATATGATTCCATTTTTCTACCAACATTTTCTCTTCTTCTAGTCATATATTCTTCATAAGTTTCACCTTCTTGTTGTGGTGGTTCATCTGCTAAAAATGCTTCATAGATATATGTCGCTGCACTAGTCACTCCACCAACTAATATCTGTTGTTGCACTAATGAAGGTAAATCTTTTAATATAGGAACTTCTTTAAATAGTCCTGTAGCATCTCTCATAAATCCTGTGCCTACATCTTTTGCAACATCATTTTTTCCTGCTCCCCCTGTGCCACTAAATAAATCCTTTATAGCAGTTGTTCTGTCTGCACTTAATGGAGATGTAAAACCACCTTTTAATCCTCCACCAAATGGATCAGCTCCACCTAAAGCTCTCGTACCTGCTCCAAAAGCAAAGGTTCCAACTCCTTGTTTAAATGCATCGCTGATACTGCCTCTTTGATCAAACCTACCTATACCTCTCATGAGTCCTGCAATACCTGGATTGAAAGGTGCAACAAACGGTGCAGCTTTAACTGCAATATCTGCTAACTCATTCGGTATAAGTTTCCTAAATCTCTCTTTTAATTTACTACCAAGACCATATTTTTCTCTAGGAGTAACACTAGCTATCCCACCTTTATCACGTAACTGTCTTGGCATTTTTGCTCTATTGATCATATATGTTAAATGTTGTTATTTTTAAAAGGCAGGGATTTCACCTGAATTTACATTATTACTTGTTTTTAACAAGTAAATCAAGACTATGTTGTAACCTCTCTAGGCTTAGATTGTAGGGCCGAGAGGACTACATGTAGTCTATTAGCTGTTGCTGCAGTCACTTTTAGTATCTCACTTTCCTCTAATACTAAGGGTGCTGATAATAATTCTGTTGTGCCATTTGCTGATATGGACTTTGTCTTAAAAAGGCTGAATACAGCATCTGATGCATCAGTGATAGTCACTGTTATAGTGTCAGCATTACCAGAATCTTCAGATACTAATATAGACTTTATAATAGCAGTGGTCGCTGATGGCACTGTATATAGTGTTGTAGCTGACGTAGTTGTTAAATCTACCTTTTTATTTACGAATGAATTAGCCAAAGAAGTATGCCTCCGCTTCTGCCTCGTCTTTTAAATCTTGTTGATAGGTAGTGTTTAATTTTTGTACAATACTATCCACATCTCTAACAAACGATTGTTGTATTTGTTGATCGTAGTCTTCTGCTGGTTGTGTTAATGCTTGTACTATTCTAGCCATTATCTTCTACCGTCTGGTTGATAATCTATTCTAAATGTTCCTAACTTCCAAAACTGACTGGTGCTAGTATTTTCTACTTTTAAAGATATCTCTCTAGCCCTAGCACGTGTATCTACCTTCTGTGTAGCACTGCTTATAGTAAATGGTCCTAACGTAGAACTAGCTTGTGTATCATTTGGAAAATCTCTTAGGTTTAATGTTATTCTAGAGTCTCCTGTTTGTGCAAGAAAGTCTGGTAATACTCTTCTTATTTTCATCATAAACTCACCATCACCTGCTAGACCTTGTTGACCAATATCAAAACTTCCAGATTCTATGCTTGCTGTGATAGCGGTTGTTGCACCTTCTCTTATTTGATCTAAACCTGTTTCATGTTCATAGTAATAACTTACACCATCAGTATTACCTTGCACAAATGTAGAAGAGCCAGATGTACCGTTAGAACTTGTATCGTATTCTGTTGCATGTGGTTTACCAAATACAGCAGAGTCTTGCCATGAAGTTCTAGCTAATGTACCAACAGTCCACACTGGTCGCTCGGGACTTGAATCTAGATAATTGTATGCAACCATTCTATTTACTGTTCCTGATCCAGAGTTAGGATAGAACCACATTACCTCACCAAACAAGTTATTAAGACCTGCATTGATATGTTGTTTTGGAATTGTATTGATATCGTCAAATACATGATCTTCAACTAAACATGGTAAAGATTCTAGTTTACCCGTGTATCTAAAAAAACCGTTTTCTGACATCCAGTATGCTGTACCATCAACCTCAACGGCTGCGTTCTGTCCAATTAATCCACAGTTTGTACCAACCTGTTGGAATGAGAATGTAAATGGTGGACCAACAAATCTCATAATAAATAATGCAGTATCCGTCCAAACATAGATTGCATCTCTACCTCTAATAGCTCCTACAATTTTAGACCCATCTGCTAGTCTTTGTGTACCTGCAGTATTAGTTGCACTTGGTGTGTATGTGCCTATGTCCTCTTGAGAAGAGAATCTTATAAACATAGGGTCTTGTGTAGATGAAGTTCCTATTGTTGTTTCTGTGCCAAAAAATACTAAGTGTCTATCTGGTGTAGATACTAAGCTAAATGCAGAAGCTGTTGGTGCACCTGATATTATAGTTGCTCTGGTGTTGTTTGCACCCGTTGGGTTTGAATCCCATTCAAAACTTTCACCTCCGTTAATAGTTGCAATTAATTTATTACCAAAATTATCTAGTGACCATAAACCTGGTGCTGTTACAATATCTCCTGATGCTGCAGAGTTCCATGCAAAATAATTAGATGCATCGGTCACTGTTGCGCCTGAACTGTGTATTGCTGCCGTTGTACCTGTAGCGCCTCTTGTTAATCCTGATAATGTTCCTCCGCTGTTTCCTGTGTATGTAATTAGTTCTGTTCCTATTTGAACTGTACCAGATGATGCAAAAGAAGATGAACTTGCCATTGTTAGTGATGTTGCACTAGCACTTAACTCTGATGATAATGTAGATGTAAATTGTCCTTGTTGTACACCACCCCATGATCCAAGTCCCCAACCTGTTGTTGCAGTCTCAACTGCTGGTCCTACAGGATAATAGTGTCTTACTCTAATACCACCAGATGTAGTGGCACCAGATCCAGATTCATTGGAGCCAACATCAATTGTTAGAGTTGTATCTGTTGGTATTGACTTTACCATAAACTTTACGTCATCAAAAGTTGTAGAGTTAAAATTAGAATTTGTTATAGATGAAAAATTATCACAAAGTATAATGTCGCCAACACCAATATTGTGTGCAGATGCAAAGGTTATAGTAACAGTTGATGAACCGTTGGTTGTAGTAAATGCAGACGTTAGACTTGTTGTAGATTTAATTGGATGTACATCATAAAAAATACCTCCAGAGTATACATATAAAATACTACTACCACCTAGTGCAGCATACTTGATACCTGATGTATTAACAAAGTGATGAATGGCAGTATTACGTCCTGTCATTTCAACAGAGCCTAGTTGCGCCCAACCACCTATCTTTTCAGGTGTACCATATCTAAATCTAACATTGTCGCCGTTAACCCATTGGCCTTCACCGCCTGTTGCGGTTACTTGTTTATTGAATCCTGGTGCAAATTTTACTTTTTGTAACATATAACCTCATTATATTATATATTCCTTATAGGTGGAATACCTAACATCGGCCTTTTGTCAAACCTATTTTTTTCAGCAAAAGGACCATTTACATGGTTATAGTGAAGAAATACTTGAGCGCAAGTATTACCTTTTAGAGGTTCTCTCCAATGTTCTAGTTCACAACCACTATATACTAACATATCTCCTACATCAAGCATGACTTCTGTGCCCTCTACAAATATAGACCATTTATCTCCACCTAAATGAATAGTAGTAGATATTTCACAACTTGGTCTATCTTTGTGTTTATGTAATATATCTCCATGTTTGTATATTCTTGCGTATGAATATGTTGGTACTAATTTAAGATCTGTTTCTTTTTGCATAACAGGAAGCACCTTCATTAACAATGTTTCCATTACAGGGTCTGCATAGTGAGAGTATGTGTTTGGAATTTGTTCATCAGCCCACGTGCCAAGCATTCCGTTGTCATATGTAATATTGTTTTCATACATAAATTTAACCGCATCACGTTTAAGCAAAAAATAATTAAATATAAAATTTGCTAGCTCGTAACTAATTGCATTTTTTATTACTTGGTATTTATCGAAAGCCATCTTGTACAAAATTAAAACTTACTGATATTCTTATATCATTCGATTTATTTTCTTCAACTGAATGCCACAACCATGCAGGAAACATAATTATTCTACCAACAATAGGTTCAACATTTACATCTCTCCAAAAATCTTTTCCTGGATCACCTGGTTTTTTAACAGGCATCATAACATGCATCCCAGGTCTTGGTTCTATTAATTTTAATCTACCAGAGTTAATTGGAGCTTTGACATAATACACACCAGAAAACAACGCATTAGGATGTAAGTGAGGCATGTTCATTCCTCCAGGTGGATTTATATTAGCCCACATATTTCCTAATATAGCGTGTCTATCTAAATTTTCATGAACATATATTTCTTTTTGCATTCTTAATAATTCTGTAACTAGTTTTTGATATTCTGGTTTACTACCCATGTCAGTTGTTGAATGCCAACCGTTAATATTTGTTCTTGACATACCCTTATCTTGTTTAGACCAATTAACTATATCACGTGTTAATTGATCATTATCTAATTCTACATCTTTGCCATATATAATGGTCGGAAAAAATTTTTCTATTATCATTCGTTTATCAAATCCATTGTAATAGATATTCTATCTTCTTTTAAATGACACGGAACAGAATGATCTAGGTTTGAGTCAAATATGTAAATAGAGTTTTGTGGACATTTTACAATTTCTATATTTGACACTGGGTCTTGCTCTGTTTCTCTTTTTAAACGAAACATAGTTCCATAATTATTATTATTTAGTAAATAATAAACTAAAGATTTTACAACAGGTTGAGGATGTTGGTGCCAAAATATATAGTTTCCTACACTAAAATTTGCCCAACATTTATATATTTTATAACCTTGTATATATTGTTTTATTTTATTAACAAAAAAATTCATTTCTTCAAAAGTATGTAGGTTAGGTTTTGTTTGTAATCCAGGAGATTCAAATATATGTTCTAATTTTTTATTAACAAAATTTAAAATATAAATTCTTTCCTCTTCAGTAAACACGTTGTATATCATCTAAAAGGTGTACCTCCAAACCACATAACTAAAGATTGCCTAACACCACGTGTAACAGGTGCTACTCTATGATTTATAAATGATGCAAAGATAACTGCATGTCCTTGTTTAAGTTTTGCTTTTTTTCCGGGAGTCATTAATTCTAAATCACCACCCTCAAATTGATTTTCAGGAGACAATAATAATGTCATAGATATTTTTCTAACTGGTGGTTCATGTGTCATAGCTACATCACAATCCATATGCCAATCATAAAAACCACCTTCTGGATATTCTGTAAATTGTGCCTGTTCTGTTATTTGTACATCTCCAAAACCAAAATGGTTTAAGTTTGCTTTTTGTATAAAAATATTTATATCATTATACATTTCTTTCATTTCATCAAATGGCAACCAAGATATAGTTGTTGTTCTTTTATTAGTATCTAACCCACCCCCAGGTTTACCCATGCCCACCTGTGCTTTTTGTGGTGGCTGTCTTCTTCCTGCATTGATAATCATTTCACATTGTTTTGGTGTAAATAAAGGTGTAGTTGTTTCTACAATCCAACTTTTCCATTTAGGTTCTAGTATAATCATGTTGCACTCCTATTACTAATAGGGTCATAATCAACATCCATGTTACAAGCTAAAGTTCTTCTAGTTTCATCTGTGTTGTTAAATGGATACACGCAATGTCTCATGTCATATGGAAAAACATAAAAATCTCTTTCTCTCATATTAGGTCCATAATCAACATTAGCAAATTGTCCTGTTGAGTTACCTATTATTTGTAACTGACCATTCATAGGTTTTTCTGCTGCTGAATATTCTATTCCAGTATTTTTTGGTAATTTTAAAATCATAACAGATGACAATCCTGTGAATAAACCTCCTTGATGAACATGAACTGGGTTATACTCATTTGCTTTCATTTCATTAATCCATATAGAATTTAAATGTGTTTCGTATTTTTTTATTTTATTCCAATCTAAATAATGTTTCATTACTTTATTAAACCATTGTAAAACATTTTGTGGTAAAAAATTATGAGGATGCATTCTGTTATTAGGTGGCCCATCAAAAAATAAAGAATGCTCGTTTTTAATTTTACCTACTAATTGAACATTAGCTGGTGGTAGTTCATGTTTTTTTGTTTCGTATATATGATTTATAATATTATAAACATCTAAGGGCACTTCGTATTTCAATACGGATTGACCTAAAAATACAATATTAAATTTTAAACTTTGCACAGAAGAACTATTCTGGTTTTGCTCCAAGTTCGTGTGTAAGTTTATTTGTTTTAGTTTGTTCCAATTGACCATTTTCTTTTTTTATTCTTTCAATAGATTGTAATTGACCTAACACATTAAATACTTCTGGTTGAGAAGATCCTTCAGTCAAAGTCTCTGCTTTATTCTTCATAGTTAAATGATAAGAATGTAATTGATGTGTGTTAACATCTCTAGTATCAAAAGAACCATCATCAAATTTTTTTTTAAACTTAGACCATAGTTTTATTTCTCTCATCCTATCTCTAGCTACTAATTGCATAGATGCTTTGTTGTATACTTTTTCATCTATATCAATTTGTAACAATTCTTTTTTTAATGGATGTGGTTCTTTATTTAATTTTTCTTGTAACCTTTTAATTTTAAGTTCTGCTCTCCTATATTCAAAAGATAATGTCATTAGATTTTCTAAAAAAACATTTTGTTCTCTAACACATTGCCAATATTTTGCAGCTTTAGTTGGATACTTTGCATCATTTAAAACAGAAAACTGCATTTCAGTTTCAGTTCTAAACATTTGTTTTTTAGTCCACGTATCTCTAAGTTCTTCTGTTAAACCTTTAAATTGTTTAACATCTTCTGGATCTAATAAGTTATTTAAATTTGGAGCTTCTTTTTCTATAAGCTCTTTTATATTTCTTTTTTCAGTTGTCATATTTACCTATATTTTTTGTATTATTTGTTTGATATCATCCTGTATTTTTTTACCCATTGAATTAGCATGATTAATTATAGCTGCACATAGGTTAGCCTGATAGGGAAAACCTTTCAATGCCTCCCTAACTTTACCTACAGGTTTACCTCCGTAGTCTACAACTATAGCATTATCTTTATTTAATCCTATTTTTAATTCAAATAGTATACCAGTATATCTATCTAGATTATTTTTTTCCGTCATCTTTACCTCCACTTACATTGTATGGTGTAAGTGTAGATAAAGAATTCATTAGCTTAACTACCTCTCCATATGGTCTAGTCATTAAATATCTCATGATATCCATGAGTTGTTCTGACGTGACAAGATATGTTTTTGGTGTTGCTTGCTGTGCTTTTGGTTTTTCATCTGTCATGTTTCCTCCTATTAAAATGGTATATCGTTATCAAAACGATTATTTATTACTGTTAATTTATCTTCTGCCTCAGCTATAATATTAATTAGTTTATCTAATTCTTCTATAAACTGTGGGTGTTCACCTATACCTACAGGTCTAAGTAGGTATACTTCAGCAGTTGCTTTTGCTTCTTCTATAACTGCTTCGTATCTTTTTCTTAACGCTTTTATCATTGACTCTCTGATATCCATTACCATGCTCCTTTAAATTGATAGTATTTATTT